GCCTAATCGCCTTCAGCAATATTGGCGTTGCCAAAGCAGCTGATATTGCAATCGCTGACGTTCCAGCAGTGTTGACCGCTTGTGGGATGGTTGGGATCGCCTCAATAATGCGTTGAGGCAGTGACTTCATTTCAACCGTTGGTTCTGGAATTACTGGCAGTGTTTCTGATTTGTCTTCTTCTTTTTTGGGGAGCTTGATCGGTGGCGGGTTTGCAGCTGGTGGGTCAGCAGGTTTAGGTGCTGCAGGTTTAACAGGCTGTGGTTCAACCTCAGGCTCCATATCCATTGGATTGAAGTGAGGTATCTCGATCACTGGAACGCCAATCACCGATCCAAAAGCAATCCTCAAATGGGTGAAGTGGCCCAAAGGCACACCAACTGGTGATGCTTTACGCGAATGGCTGGCTTCGTTTGACCAGAAACCTCAAGCACCCGCGCCAGAACTTGATATGGCAAAAATAAAGGCTGAAGGCTTCGGGCCTGAAGCTCATGAAGATCAAGCCTTTGACCCAATCACCGGACAAGAGATACCCGACGACCCAATCACCGGCACCAAGATGGTCATCTGATTTGTATTGTGCTATAAAAGGCATACCTCTCCTACAGCTTCCACAACTCCCCTGCTCCGCCATCGCAAGATGCCCGTTCAGGCCTGTTGTGCTCGCCTAGGCCAGGTACGCTAGACCTAGTTCCCAAGCTGTTAGATCAGCCTCTGTTCTGCTAGAGCGTCGGCACTTGAGAACCCCGTCCTAGGCGGGGTTTTCTTGTGTCAAGGCAGTGGAATCGCAGGGCCTGTCTCCGTTGGCAGCTTTGGCATCTCAGGGATCTCTGGAACGGGCACTTGCTTGAGGATCGTTTCCGTCAGCTCAAGCTGCATTTCGCTTAGATAAAGCTTCATCATTGACGGGATGCGTGTGTAAGCCATCACGCCCATGACAGCAATCGTTCCAGACATCACGAAGCCAAGAACGCCAAGCAGGTTGTAGACCTTTTGCATAATCGTTTGGATAAACAAAAAGCCCCCGCGCTCTGCACAAGTACGAGGGCTCCTTGCTGTCTGTGTGAGGAGACGATTGAGTTATAGCTCAGAAGCTAAATTTGGCACCAGTCTTGAAACCAAGGCCAAATTCGTCACCCGTACCAAACGAAACCTCACCGTAAAGAGGACCACCGCTGATACCAGCTTTGCCGGTCAGCTCGATCTCTTTGTCGCCTGCATCAGGAAAAATTGCAGCAGGACCGGCTTGGACGTAAGCACCATTGTCGAAGTCATAACCAACATGACCTTCGAGAATGCCTGAACCAACGCCAGAATCCAGACCAACACCGACGTTCAGTTCAGGATTGACGTACCAATCTGCGCGTGCAGACAGGGGGGCCAAGGCAAGAGCACCAGCGATGGCACCAAAAACAAGACGCTTGATCATTTGGAAGAGAGTTAGCGTTTTCCCTGGCCACGATACTTCTTTCGTCCATGGGACGGTTTGGAATGTGATCCATCACCTTGACGTGTCTTTTTTGGCTTGCTAGGGACAAAATTTTGCCCGCTAAGTGACTTAGCCATCAGATGCCGTCAGTTGAATTCAAGTTCTGGTACTTGAGGGCCAAACCAGTGAACAGGCCATATTGAGGGTGCGACACTTGATCGCGGCCATCAAGGAAGAACAACTCTTCTAGCCACAACGTTCTAGCCGCCATAGCCTGTACGTCTTCCGCACCAGGCTTAGCGGCGATCATTGGATCTGGACGCTTCATCACCAGGGAACTCCGGAACCAGAAACAGGAGTACGTTGAACATCAATCTGCCCTTGGAGCGCAGACTCGATTTCAGTAACCTTTTCCGCACCACCAAGTTTGGCTTTGACAGCATCAATAGCCCAAGCCTCGGTCAGATCCGCATAAGGCGTTAGATCAGAGTCAGACTCAGGTTGATCCAGACCAACGCTGCCATACGCACCAGCGGAATAGGTACCGTCATTAGCTGAAACGGTGTAATGCACGGTTTGCACAGCACCATTGCTCAGCTGACGATCCATGGTGCCAACGGCCCAAGTGAACGTTGTGGTGGGTGTAGCCATTGGAAAAGTCCTTGCAGGTGAAGTTTAACTGCTGATTAGCAAGCCATCAGCACACAAGGTACGCAATAACTGCCATCAGCGTAAGTAGTAGAAACCGTGGTGCTCGTTACCTTGGCGATGGTTTTGGAACGCACGATGTCATCATCCTGCGGTTTTGCCGTTCCATCACCAGCAGACATCAGCAAATCACCGCGTGCAACGGTTGTGCCCTGAGCAATACGGATAACAAAGTCACCCGTCATCGCGCAATAAAAGTCATTGGTATAAGTGTCGTCGTCATCGTCCCAGGCTTGAAACACACCAGACACGTTGACATCACCTTCAGCGTCACTCACCTTCATGCGGTTGAGCTGTTCGTTATCCTCTTCGCCCCATTCGCACATCTCATCAAGGTTGCTCAATACAGAGCCACGCAAGATTTCTGTGCGTTCAGCGCCGCCTGCAAGTTGAGACCAACGTGCAAGGTGACCGCCGTTGTAAGAAACGGTACCGCCAGAAACAGTGATAACACCTTCAAGAGTTCCGTTTTGTGCAAAAGATACAAGTGTGCCGTCATTTGTTAATCTATTGAGCAGCATTAACTGGTCGCCATCTCTAGCGGCCTGTATTACACCAACAGTGCCTAAACCAACACCAGTTGCAGAGGTTTGATTCCAAATAATATCAGTGCCCCCATTTCCGATATTTACAAAACCACCACTCGTAATCCGCATCCGCTCCGTCGATGAAGACGTACCAGAAGCTTGTGTGTACAACGTCAGGAACTTTGAATTGTTATTGGTACTGCCGTCTTCTGCTACCAGTCGGACTTCACCAATCGTATCGTCGTTGTAAACAGCAAAGTCTGTATTACCCGAACTTACGACTAAATTGTTTGCGTCATCGCTGCCTACAACTTCTAGTCTTGCCCCGGGCGACGACGTTCCAATACCAACATTCCCAGAGCTGTTGATTCGCATCCGCTCGGAATCAGCTGTATATAAACGGAACGCATCTGCTACGTGAGTATATTCAATTCGCCCTCTTCTGTTGGAAGAAGAACTGTCTCCAAAATTGATTAACCCTGCGCCATCTGTAGGGCTGTTAATTGTAATACCTGCATTTGTAAGGGTGTAATTGCCAATCTCAACTAAGTTTGCACTTGCGTGCGCTTGTGATGATGTCGTACCAACCAACAACCGCCCAGAGCTGTCGATGCGTAGGCGCTCGGTTTCACTGTTTGCACCGTCACCCCTGGTTTTGAAAACAAGCCGACCCGGCATGTCGTCAGTACCAGGCGTTCCATCAACAAAGCAACTAATACTAGCCGCAAAATTTGCAAGATCAGTGCCATCCGCGCCAGCCCATACGATTCGTCCAATCTCATCACCGTTTTGAAGAACGGCGTAATTATTAACAGAGGTGCTGCGTGACTTACCTAAATAGAAATAAGATGGATTTGAATTGTTGCCATAACGTATATTGGCGATTGACTCGCCTCCCGTTTGCGCTACATAAAGTCTTTGTCCTATTCCTGCATTTGCGACTGAACTTGCTCCAACCAACAACCGCCCAGAGCTGTCGATGATCACCTCTTTACTATTTGAACCATCACTCCGAGAAGTCCTAAAAGTAAGGCTTCCATTGGTTGAAGTGTCTGGACCGTAACAACGAATTTGCGCCGCTCCAGATCCTTCTTCTCCGATGCGAATTGAGTTAGCAGAGTGTGCAGTATTTTGTCCTGTAACAGCTAAAGCTGCACCAGCAACAGTTAAATTTGCTCCAGACAAAGGTGATGAGGTGCCAATCCCAACGCGGCCAGAGCTGTTAATTCGCATCCGCTCGGTAGCAGTTGCGCTTGTACCATTTGTAAGAAAGCTAATATTGCCCGTACGATTAACTACGACGGCTGCAGATTCTTCACCTGTGTTGTATCTGGTTTCCGCTCCAGCGGCATTAAAGAAAAAGTTAGATCCAAGGCACAGCAAAGTCCCAACGCCATCATCAAATGTTGAAATAGCAGCGTCTGCTGTACTACTGTGCTGATTTTCAAATCTAAGCTGATTACCAATCCCGGCTGGTACACGTATTTCGCCAGAACTGGTAATACGCAATCGCTCGGTCGCGCTGCTTGCACCGTCCGCTGTGGTTGAAAATATAAGATTTCCTGGGTAATCACTAGAGCCAGCATTTCCATCAGCACGACAATCAATTAACGCATAGGTTCCTTCTTGTTGATCCGCAAAAACTATTCTTCCAATCCGCTCTTGGTCCGTAATAGATGCAGAATTTTCATTCCTAACGATTGCAATTCTGCCATCATTCGTTCCCCCGTCAGCTCTGCCTACTACCTGAAGTTTTGCATAATAAGCGTCTGCAGCGGTTGAACCAACATTTGAAGTCGTTCCAACCAACAACCGACCCAAGCCGTCGATGCGAGCGCGTTCGGAGGCAGAAGCAGAGCCGTTATTTGTATGAAAAGCAAGCCCTGTTTTTTTGCTGTTTAAAGCATGAGTCTCTTCGGCAACAGAAAGAATTCTTCCTAAATGCTGATAAGTGCCGCCAGCATTACCATAGAAATCGATAGCACCCATGCCATTTCCAGCGGAAATGCTTGAGTCGTTGCGACCTAAAGTCAATACAGCGCCTGCATTTGTGCCTGTGATTTCAAGCTGACTTCCTGACTGTATTTCAGATGTATTGCCCACTAACAACCGGCCAGAGCTGTCGATGCGTAGGCGCTCGGAAAGCGTCATCGATCCACCGCTAACCAAGCCTGTGGAAAACGTCATCCCATAAGCAGTTCCAAAACCATTGTCATCAACAACATTTAATTTTGCTGCTACACCAGTTCCACCAGTAGACGCATCATTGCTTTCCCATTCAATAGAGCCTAAAGACTCCGCACTTGCAACAGAAGTATTGCTGTTTTCTAAACGGATAACGGCATTTCCACTTGCCGCCCGAAGATGCACAAGACTGTCTGGCGACGACGTTCCAATGCCAACATTGCCATCTTCATCAACACGGAGACGTTCTGTGACCGTACCACTGCTATTTGATAACTCGATTTTAAAATCTAAACCTGCATTAAGCCCTGTTCTTTCTGTCAACAAGTTACATTCAAGCTGATCTGTATCGTTATGCCTAATTCTTAAACCTGCTTGCGAGCCTGATGAATTAACATTGTTGTTAAGCTTTAGAAGAATGCCATCTGTCGGAGAAGCTTCTTCTACGTGCAGTCGTGCGCCAGCGGATGAGGTTCCAATACCAACATTTCCAGAGCTGTCGATCCGAACGTGATCGTTAAAGTTCGTCGGCTGGTTGAACGTCCAACAACCAGTGCTCTGCACCCAGTTAATCGTCTTGTCACTCGCACCTTTCAGCGTGATGCCGCCACCATTAGCAGTCGTATCAGTTGGCGTAGTTACAGAGCCAAGCTCAACGTTCTTGTCCTCAACCACCAAAGTGGTGGTATCAATCGTCGTCGTAGTTCCTTGAACCGTTAAATTACCTGGAACGGTGACACCAGTGCTCTCGATCAAAAGCGCCTGCGTTCCACCAGCTGTAATGCCAACTTGATTGGCGGCTGGCTTGTAGATACCAGTATCGTTGTCCCCATCAAAAGAAAAACTAGGAGCCGCTGCTGTACCCGCTCCAGCATTCTCCAACAGGTCTGCAATGGTGACCTTTTTGGTGATGTCACTGCCAACATCAACGATCGGCAGAACATCAGTGCTAGTCGGGTCGCTATAAGCGGCCAGATCTGTGATTTTGATGTCTGCCATGGGACTCCCTGCCGTAGTTTGATTTTAATGCTGGATCAGGTCTTGATACAGGCCAGCAAGGCGATGTTCCTGGGACGTGCCTCAGTACCGCCACCACCTGAATTGACCGTCACCGTCGTTGAGACACTGATTCCAGTCGTCTCAGAACTGGTCGTCATCGTGCGCGTATTTGGCCGATTGGTTCGATCATTAAGAGTGTTGCCATCGCCCTCATCACTATTGTTTGAACCAAACGTATGGTTGTGACCAGGGTCATTAACGCTGGAGTTTGCTGAAGCAGTATGACTGTGTGCCAGGTTTTGACTTCCCTGAGCGCTACCAAGCGTACGTCCAGAATCAACGCCTCTTGAATCGTCTAAACCCCGTAAAAACTCACCTCGCAGATCAGGCACATTGAACGTGGTAGATCCGTCCCCTGCTCCATAATTCTCTCCAATCGCAGCGAACAGGGCAGAAAACGTAGTACGACTAACAGCTGCCCCATTTGCCTTCAAATACCCAGTTGGCGCAGTGCTTCTGGCCGTATAAATTATCGTTCCAGCAGGCGTCAAGTCCGTTGCCGCCGGAATAGCGGCAATTTGATCGTCAACATATTTTTTGTTTGACGCCATATTATTGGTGCTCGGATCACCATTCAGCGTCAAATCACCGGTCATCGTTCCACCGGCTAATGCCAGGAACGTTGAATTGGCGTTAGTGATCTGCAGATACTTAGCTGTTGCAGCAGCATCAGTGATGCCTAGTGGATCAACACGAACAAAGGCTGCACCGTCGTAAACCTTCAGCTCATCAGGCGTCTGGCTGGTATCAAGCCACAACTGACCCAGTACTGGACTTGTTGGAGCGGTCCCTGATGGGCTGGTAGCAACAGACGACCCAGGGAGAAAACTGACTGTGGTGAAGCTTGCACCGTTGTAAACCTTCAGTACTGGTGGGTTAGTGCTGGTATCAACCCAAAGCTGACCGTTGTAAGGCGATGAAGGAACATTCGTTCCAACACTTAAGCCCAACGAAGTAAGGGCAATGCCCAGGTTGTTTGCTGTGATCTTGCGCGTTTCACTCGCGCTGATACTGGTGAAAGGAACAATGTCAGCGCTTTCAACCGTAGTGGCGGCTGGAAGCTGGGAAATTCGTGCGTCAGCCATCAGAAGCCAGTAACGATGAGGTCAACAGTTCCGGCAACAGCAGTGCCGCTTGAGTTCAGACACTCCACTGTAATCGCGCTCGTCGTCTTAGAGACGATTCTTGCGGTCACAGCTGTAGTGCCTTGCAATGCCGTAACTGACACGCTCTCAACGGAACGGAATGTCTTCGTCAAATTTACCGTTGTTCCGCTAGCCAAGATAGAGGCATCATTGATCTTCTCAACCACGTCCGGATAATCCAACTCAGCAGTCAGAGCACTGATGTTTCCGGCAGTTACACCACCATCAGGACTTTTGAAGCGAGTTTCAACGCGATACACGTCTCCAAGCAGCTTTTCAAAAGGCGCAAAGGGGTGAACAATGCCACCTTCGGCCAGTTCAGTTGCTGAATAAAACCGCTGTTCAGCAAAAATCTTGTCGTCGTTCTCTTGCAACAGGTTGAAGTCGTCTTCTTGCGTGATCTCAGTGGCCTGACCGGTCAACGCAACAAGAGAATGCTCGTAAGTTGCCGTTCCAGTAGTACTGAACAGCAGCGCACTCTCAAGATTGTTGTTGTCAAAATTCCAGGTAAAATAACTGTCAAGTGTAGGATCAGTTTGAACTAGGTTGCCGCCAACCACAGAGCAGTTGTCATACGTTCCAATCCAAGTGCCGCCGCCTTGAGTCTTAGCGTTAATGGTTTGAACTGCATTGCTAATTGGTGGAGCGCCAATGTTCACCAATACATGGGCAGGGATGTCTGAACGCCATTGCGTTGCATCTACAGCTTTGACCATCACCACATAACTGTCCCTATCAAACAAAGGAGTTTCAAACCACTGCTGTTGTGCAGCTAAGCCGCCAGAAGCAAGCTCAATGCCTGCGCCCCACGTTGCTTGAATGTCAAGACGATTTTTGGCGTCAGTAGGACCGGAAATGTTATACGTTCCAGTCGCAGTACCAGTCAGATTGATTGGAGATCCGCCGCTAGTTGCACTGACCTTGAATCCAATACTTGAAAAACCTTCACTGGCGACAAAGAAGGTAGTGCCAGCTGTAATGCCCGTTGGAAGACTTCCGCTAGAAGCAGCAAACTGAACTTCATCGCCAACAGCAAATAAGTGCTGATTGGTTCGCGTACCAACAACAGTTGCCGTGTTTACTGAGATAGTGTCAGTGTCAATATCGAAACTAATGTCGTTAAGAGCTAGCGTTCCCTTTTTGTATCGGACCTGATAGCCAACAATATCCGCTACAACATTTTGATCCCAACTACCGTATTGAGAAGTTGGCAGTTGCCAGCTGAAACGCTTGCCACTGCTGTTTTGATTCTCAACAACACTGAAGTTGCTCGGTGTAGGTGGGGCAATCTCACCCCGCTCCACTAAATCAAAGATGTAATCAGTAGGGGTCTCGCCAAAAATTGCACTTGTAAAGTTGACCCGAACGTCGTAAGTGTCTGGAGCGTGGAATGCAATAGTGTAGTAACCCGTAAGCGGAATGTCTGTAAGGAAATACCATCCCTCATCATTGGGTGGTTTAACGCCAGGAACTTCACCAGTAATAAGCGTACGCGGTTTAACCCAGCAGCGATAACCGTTAATACGCTCAGGAATTGGACACGTTCCAGCATCAACGATTAACAGCTGTGTTCCGTCCGGCTGGTTAGCGTGGGTAACTGTTGCGCCGAAACTTGCGTCAGCCAAGTTTGGGATTGCTGGGAATCCATCAACGTCATAAACGACCCAATCAGATTGACTGCCAAGCCGGTTAATTGCAGCAACACGAACTTGATAGCTATTGCCAAAAACGTGGACAGCAAGTGGAATCTCAACTGTTGTTGCTTGAATTGAATTAACGTCCGACCATTCAGTGTCACCAACTTTTCGCCATTGATACCGATAACCACGAATCAGCAGATCAATAGCGTTGTTGTGCTGGGGCGCACGCCAAGACGCTTTAATTGATGTCTGACCATTTGAATACTCAAGATCAGCATCAAGATCCGTAGGCTTTCCAACACTGCGAACAGTGAAACGATCCTTGGGAATCGCAACTGGTAGATCATTGTCTACATAGCCATACTTACTGTTGTTGTACTGAATTGCTTCGACTTGATAGATAAGCGGCTCTGCTTCAGCGATCGAGATAATCCGATAAGTGGCAGCTTGCATTGCGCTCCACTCAAGCACCCACAACGCACCAACCTGCGAAGTGACTGTGGTATTAAGTTCAAACTTTGTATTTGCGCCATCACTGCCGATAACGCGAGCAAGAAGAGCATTGCCGCCTTGCGTCAGCAAATCATCGGTCGTTGATTGTCTTCGAATGTTGTACTCAATAATTTCTTGGTTGATCTCTGTAGAACTGACAACATTCAGCACTTGAAGCAACGGCCTAGTGGTTGTACTGCCATCGCCGTTCGTAATCGTTTCGCCGTCAGGAACAACAAGCGTCAACGTATAAGCCGTTCCAGGAGTCAGCGTTAGTACCGCATCAATCGTGACGGTGTTGCCATCAATCGCTGTAATCCGACCACCAAGTCGTTGTCCTTGTTTCAGTGGATCGGCAATTTGAATAACTTCACCAACACCAGCCGCAAGACCTTCCGCACCAATGCGAAAACTAACCTTCTCAGTCTCGTAGCGGTCGCTAAACAACGTATGCTTAGCCGCTCGCAAGGCTTGTCCGCGAGAGGTAACGCCTAAAAGGCGAAGATCAACAGGGTTGTAGCCCAACTTCTCCAGCAGCTCGTCATCTTGCTGATACTCAGTAACACTGGAGTAAACCTGGTTTGGATCGTCCCAGTTCGCAAGACAAACAGTTTTACGTGCTGCACGTGCTGAGCCGGTATAGGTAAAGCATGGCGATGAAATTCCACCATCTTCCGCAACGTCTTGAATAACGTTGGCCTCACTAAACTGCTGAACCGGCTCCTGTGAACGGTCTTGCGTTAGATACAGCTCACCTTCGCTGTAGTAAATCAAGCCACGGAAGCAAGACGCCAAAGAGTTCAGTACTTCGTAGACGCTGCCAGGATTCTGCAGGTAAACATTGCAAGTAAATCTTGGCTCCGTTCCACCATTCCCATCGGGGACAAGCTCATCGCAATACTGCGAAACGGTATAGAGATACCAAGGGTCGATTGCAATCGAATTGATGTACCGTTTAACGCCAAATCTTTCGTTTAAAACGATGTCACGAAAAATCCAGGCTGGATTATCAGTCCATGCCGTTTGGAAGGTGCCATCCCAAATGCCGGTATATGTGCGGGTTGTGGCGTTGTAGTTACTAGGAACCTGAACCTTTTTGCCGCGTAGCTTGACTGATACGTCAGGAATAGCATTGAAC